AAGGCGAAGAAGTTAAATTCGGTCGTTTACAGGCTGAATATGGACCGATTGCTCGGATTCTCACCTACACTGCTGGATTTGAATACACCCGGGAAATGAAGGACTTCAATGATTCCTTCTCTATCGAACTTCTGAACCGAGCAATGGGCGAAGCCTACAACGCTTTATTGAACCACATACACCTGTATCCGATAATTAGCTTCAACTACCAAGCTAGCAACGAAACCGCCTTCCAGGGCGACCAGAGCGAAGACCTATGGGTAAGATTTTACAAGACCCTGAACAAAGCCTTGTCTGATGCTCGGGTAGCAAAAAGACCGGGTACTGTACTGTTAGCTTCTAACTATGACCGGGATAACATTGAGATGGCCTTGAAGGGTGGATACCAGATTGGCGGCACCACTTATCCCGCTGTATCCGGTATTGAATCCGTGATTTACTACGATGGCTGGACTGCTCAGGTAGGTCTGAGAAATTTTAAATATCCGGGAGTAACCCCTGGTAAGGCATACCTCATCAGACCCAAACGTGGATTCAAAGAACTTGTTAAGCAAGACCTCCGGATTGAAGCAACCGCTGGCGATCTGTCCAGGCTTATTGAAAGTCAAATTGTCGGGTACGCTTACCGGGGCGTATATGCCGCAATAGAAGAAAATGTGCAGGAAATTGCCCTGTCCTAAGGCGGTGAAGTGAATGGCACGTTGTATAGATTGCGCTCGGTTCCCTTGGGTACCGGGCGCTGATTACTCAATGTTACCACCAATGAAATGCGCAAAAGAGTTAGAGGCCCGGCGGTGGACTAAAGAAACCGCCGCCCTTGAACACAACTGTCCGTATTATGAAGGGCCTAAGGCGGTGAAGGATAATGACACCGACAACAGAACTGAGAGCAAAGCTCCGGAAACTTCTGGACGAAAGAATCCCAGAAGGCGGAAGTGATGCAGATACCCGCTTTTCGGATGCGGATATAGACGAACTGCTAATTGACGCAACAAATATATACGAGGCCGCCGCGGCCGGGTGGACAATAAAGGCAGGGATGTTCCAGCGAGAACTTGGACAGATAGAAAGCTATGCTGTGGGTCAAGAGCGCTACGATATGCGGAAGCTGCAGGATATGGTGGACTATGCCTTGAAAATGGCCGAGACCTACAGCCGCATGGCCGTCAGCTGCATAGGCAGCGTGATTCTAAAATTCAAGCCGCCGGAGGTGTTGTGATATGGATATCGTAACCCTTCGGCGGCAACATACTAAGTGGGCAATCGAGCAGAACCCAACGACAATTACAATTCACCGCACGGAGAAGATTGATACAGGTGGATACTTTGAGGAAATCGAGAGTGAAGTAGGTCCTTTTGTTGTGCGGATATATCAATATGGAACAGGGACGCCGCAGGATGTTAGCACTCTTGCCGGCACTAAACAGATTGACAAAACATGTGGGATGCTGATGGACTATGAGGCGGATGTCAAAGCAGGTTCCAACGTGTTAGACGAGTTTGAGGTGCCAGGCTTAGGAAAATTTCAGGTGCTGGAAGTATACCCGCAAGTAGTAAAAGATGAACTGGTTGGTTATCAGGTGATTCTAGAAAAGGTGAGTTGAATGAAGATCCCAGAAGAGGTTAAAATCGGTCCTTTCACCTACAAAGTTAGGCTAGTGGATATTGTTAACAGGGAACGTCCAGAGCTAATAGGGGAAGTAAGCCACGATACAAACAAAGAAATACGTCTCCAAAAGGCTTTAGATCAGGACAAGCTGGAATCTATTTTCATCCATGAACTATTACATTGTATGGATGTTTTTATGCACCTTGGCCTAACTGAAGAGCAGATAGAAAGGTTGGAGGGAGCTGTTTACATGGTGCTAAAGCAGAATAATCTCCTGCGAGAGGACTGATTACAATGGCCTTAGGTGATGAGACAAGAGAATACCTCGAACGGAAGAGGGCTAGGCTTTACGCTTTACTTTTGGACTGGGCTGGAAATTTAGAAAGCTATGCTAAATTAAACGCTCCATGGAAGGACAGGACAAGTCATGCAAGACAGAGTTTACATGGCGGTGTTGATACTGACGGCGACCAGTTTGTCCTTTACTTGTCGCATGGCGTGGAATACGGGATTTGGTTGGAGTTAGCACACGGCGGGAACTATTCCATTGTAGGACCGACCGCTGATGCTCACCTTCCCCGTATCCGGCGAACAGTGATTGATTACTGGAGAGATTGATTATGAGGACAGCTATAAGACAGCTATTAGTTGACAACGTAAAAGCTGTTGACGGCCGGGTTTACGAACCTCATGCTGCAGGGCCGAATACACAGAAGCCCTACCTGGTACTAAGAGAAGGTGTTCAAGATCCGGGGGCTGACTGGGCAGCGTTTTCAACGATTGTTGAAGTTTGGCCCTACGTCAAGCGGACCACTTTCCAGCAGGTGGACAGCCTAGCCAATGCTATCATTAACACTCTGCATCGGGCCAGATTTTCCCATGCTGGTGAAGAATATCTGGTTGACTACTTGGGCAGCGCCGGACAGGATTTTGTGGACACCGAATGGGATGCCATCACCCGAGGCCTGCGATTCAGAGTATTCGCCTTGGGTTGGCTGAATGGATTAACTTATGAACCGGACCCGGTAGCTACATTACAGAACTGGACGGCAAGAAAATGGCCGGAAGTGCAAACGAATCCGGCGACATGGACACCGGCAGATATAACGCCGGGAATCTATTGGCGCATGGTACGATTGATACCGACGGAAATCACAGCTGCAGTAAACTGGATAGAGACGCAGATAAACGGGCACATTCTGGCCCCCAGTGCTTCGGTTCGATTGAGCTGGGTGCGGAAAGTTACAGAAGAGTTAGCAAAACAGCGCAGGCTAAAGATGACCGATGATGGGCCATTAGAACTACTGCGTGTTACCGCCGACAGCGAAGCCGACCCAATGCACCGCGGTCAGATACAACTAACTGCCCGGTTTGGGGTATTGCAGCCAATAGCGCGGTATGAAAGGTTAAAGAAAGCTGTTACAAGCGGGAGTATTAATATGGAGGTGAGACGGCTTGAGTAAGAAAAAGGAACCGGATAAGACGATGACGTTTCAACGGTCGGAAGCACGTGAAGCACGTTACAGCCGTAGCGAGCTCATTGCGGCGGCTTCTTCTTTTGGGGTGAAGCCGGAAGTCATGGTCGGGGCTTTGAAGCTGGCCGGCAAAGAAAGTATGACCAAAACAGAAGCTAAAGAAGCAATTAAAAAGTTTTTAGAAAGGAAGGTGTAGCCTGGATGGCTGGTTCTGTTTTTCAAGTAGGTGAACAAAAAATAAGGCCTGGCGTATACGTCCGGGTGACCAACATTGGTGAACCGCCGGAAGCTATCGTTCCCCAGGGAATTGTGGCGGCTTTGTTCCGGGCTTCCTGGGGACCGCTCGGAGAGGTGACGTACCTTGAGAGTGCCGACGCAGTGACCAACACATATGGCGTTAGTGGCACCATTGACACGGCGCTGGAGGCGTTCCGGGGTGGTTGCCGGCGAGTGGTAGGATATCGGCTGGGAACCGGCGGGGAAAAAGCTACCCTCACCCTGCAAGACAGTGAGAGTACTAACGTGGTGACCCTTGCTGCCAAATACGAGGGCGCGAGGGGCAACAGTTTTGCAGTAACCATAAGAGATTCGCTGGTGGACGATACCAAGCGGGAACTGCTGCTTTACGAAGGCGCCACCTTGCGGCAGACTATTACTTTTGCTAAAGGTAGTGGGGAACCACAAGCATTGGTAGATGCAATCGCCGCATCTAACAGCCCCTATATTACCGCCATCAAGTCGGCAGACGGTAGCGGTGAGCTGGCTGTGGTCACTCAGCAGCCGCTGACTGGTGGCGCGGATCCAACTGTCAACGGTGAAAGCTACAGCGCAGGTCTCGTGGCGATTGAAGCTATTGACTGGAATGTGCTGGCAGTAGATTCCAAGGATCCAGTCACCCATGCTGTTGTTCAGACCTACATTGACAGGGTGCGGAATGAAGGCAAGCGTGTGCTGGGCGTTGTCGGCGAACCGACCAGCGTTCCCCTTGCAACGAGGCTGGCCGACGCTAGGGCTTTCAATGACCCGGCGATCATCTACGTTGCCAACGGTTTTAAGGGCAGCGATGGCGTAACCCGTGAGGGCTATAAAGCAGCTGCCAGGGTTGCCGGAATGGCAGCGGCAGCTCAAATTACTGAATCCCTGACCCACTACGTGGTACGAGGAGCAACTGAATTGATTGGCGCGCTGACCAATGCTGAAATTGAGCAAGCAATCAATAGCGGCGCCTTGGTGTTTACGATGTCGGCGCAAAAGCAAGTGCATATCGAGTACGGCATCAACACCTTTATTACCGTGACTGCCGATATGGACGCAGGCTGGAGGAAAATCCGCCGCGTGAGGACCAGGGATAACCTGATGGACCGTATAGCTGCAACCTGGGACCCGCTCATCGGGAAGATTAACAACAGCCCGGATGGACGGGCGACACTGATCGCTGCTGCACAAGGCATCATCAACCGGATGATT